CGGTGGTGCAGGAGTACCTGGACGAGCGGCGGCCGGTCACCGCGGTGGTGACGGTACAGGCTCCGGTGGCGGTGGTGCTCGACCTCACGATCAGCATCACGCCGGACACCTCCACGATCCGCGCGGCGGTGGAGGCGGAGCTCCGGGACTTCCTCTTCCGGGCCGCGCGGCCGGGGGGGATCATCTTCCGGTCCCAGCTCGAGATCGCGGTGGGCGTCGCGGAGGGCGTCCAGGACTTCACGGTGGTAGCGCCGGCCGGGGACGTCACGCACACGACGGGGCAGATAGCGATCATGGGGACGATCACATGGGTCTGAGCGCCCTCGCCTACGCCCGCCAGCTCGCGCAGCTCCTGCCGAGGGGCGGGCTCTGGAACTTCGAGCCGGGGAGCGTGCTCGGGAAGCTCCTCCTCGGGATCGCAGACGAGCTCGCGCGCATCGACGCCCGGAGCGAGGACCTGGTGGAGGAATGGGACCCGCGCACGGCGGTGGAGCTCCTCCCGGACTGGGAGCGGGCGCTGGGGCTCCCGGACGGATGCGTGGGGCTCGCCAGCGTCGTGAGCGAACGACAGCTCGGCGTGACGGCCAAGCTCAGCGCCCGTGGAGGGCAGACCGCGGCCTATTACGTCGCGCTGGCGGCGGGGATGGGCTTCGTCGCGACGGTCGATGAGCCAGCTCCTTTGATCTGGCGGCTCTCCGTCGATCTGGCGCAGAGCACGAGCCCGTATCAGCTCAGGTCCTCGCTCTTCCGCGCCGGTTCGTCGCGCGCTGGGGATCGGGTGGCGGTGAGCTATGTCGCGGAGCTGGAGTGCGTCGTCGGCCGGGCGAAGCCGGCGCACGTCCTTGCTTGGTTCAGGTACTTGGGAGGCTGATCGTGCACCGAATCGATTCCGATGCGAGCGTGAATGGCCTGTTCTCCGCGGGCGATCCTGCGAGCGGACAGCCAGGAACCGTCGTCTCGCCCGAGTGGCTGAACGCGATCCAGGAGGAGATCGCGGGGCTCATCGAGGCGATGGGCGGCACGCTGGCGAAGGCGGACAACACGCAGCTCGCGGCGGCGGTGCTGGCGCTGCTCGCGCGGCTCAATACGTGGACGGCACACCAGACATTCAACGACGCTATCGACGTAAACAACCGTCTCACCGTGACGGGCTCAGACTCGATTAACGGTGAGGGAAATGTGGGCGTCAAGGTGAGGGCGTCCACCGCGCCGGGTTCGGATGCTCCGGTTTTGCTGGGGTCTAAGAACGGCAATGCGCCCTTCATCGCTGCGGGTCAGGACGGGAACGGAGTGTGGCATGGGCTAGACCTACGCACCGGTGGCCTTACCAGAATCTACGTGGAACCCGATGGCGATGTCTCATTCACAGGAACGGAGCTGAAGGATGTGGCCACCCCCATGTCCGCGGACAGTGCGGCGAACAAGGAGTACGTGGATGCTGTTCCGCGCTTCGTGGTAGGTGGCGCCGTGAATTCCGTCGGAGACATCATCAATCAGACCGGCATCGCAACCGTGTCCGCGACGCATCCGTTAACCGGCACCTATGTGGTGACGCTCCCCGGCATGACGCCGACCGGAATCGTGATAGTGGGCGCCAATGGCGCAACTGGGCCGACTGCCACGGCACAGGCCACTGCGGAATCAGGACAGTTCGTCGTTAACACCTATCGCAACAATATCTCCGCCAACGTGCCATTCTCCTTTGTCGTGATCGCGCTGACGCTCTAGTGCTTGACCGTCACGAAGCACCCCGAGCAAGAGCAGGCGGCGGCGGGCGCGAACATGCTGGCGTAGTAGCCGCATGCCTGCGTCCCATCCCAGTCCAGTGCCTTGCCGCTACCCCCACATAGAGTGGATGCAAATCGTGGGATCTGGGCCGTCACATCGCCCGAGGCCCCGTCAAGCAAGTCGCATGAGCATATGAAGGCGCGACACTGCGTCGCGGTGGGATCCTCGCCTCCCCCACATGCGACGAGAAGGCATAGGGCGGTGACGCTCAGGATGCGCTTCATGATGTCCTCTCAGTGGACAAGTAGGCGCGGGGCATCCGCACCTGAGATGAGCGAAGTTTCGGCCCCGGGGATCAGCCGGGTCCTAGCCCCGCACCTGGAGGAAGACTGTGCATGCTCCAGGCCGCACCGAGAGCGCGCGAGAGCGCGTGATCCCGCGCCTCTGGCCATGACCAGCCCTGGGGCCCGTTGACCCCTGGGGTCGCGGGGCGCTATCCGGGGAGCAGGTCCCACATGGCCTCCTTCGATGGATCGTCCAGCACGCCTGGATGCTCGCGCAGCCGAGGATCACGCCGCTCCCCGCACTGCGGGTGGGCGATTGCTCACTTTAGGCGCTAGCACCGAGCGTTCCGACGAAGAGCTCGTGAGATCAGGCAAGCTCTACTTCGGCGACAACCTGTCGGTGCTTCGCGACTATATCGCCGCCGATTCCATTGACCTCGTTTATCTGGATCCCCCCTTCAACTCGCAGCAGGACTACAACGTCCTCTTCAAGGAGCGGGACCTCACGTCCTCGAGCGCCCAGCTGAAGGCGTTCGAAGACTGCTGGCACTGGGACCAGAACGCGCAGACCACCTACGAGGAGTTGGTCGGGCCGGATGCCGTGGAACGCGGCATCCCGCCAGCGGTCTCGATCCTGATGGAGGCGTTCTACAAGGCTCTACCTCAACGAAGCGACATGACTGCGTACCTCGTCATGATGGCGCCGCGCCTGGTGGAGTTGCGCCGTGTGCTCAGCCCCACGGGCTCCATCTATCTGCACTGCGATCCCACCGCGAGCCACTACCTGAAGCTGCTCATGGACGCGATCTTCGGGCCGCAGTTCTTCAGGAACGAGATAGTCTGGAAGCGGACGCACAGCCACGGCGATCCTCACCGAAACTTCGGTGCGGTCACAGACACGATCCTCTTCTATTCGAAGTCGGACGATCATACGTTCAGCCCTCAGTACCGACCGTTCACCCCGGAGTACGCCGCCGCGCGTTTCAGTGGAAAGGAGGCAGACGGCAGAGCCTGGCAGTCGGTCACGCTGCGCAGCCCCAAGCCGCGCCCGAACCTTCATTATCCGTACCGCGCGAGCAACGGAGTTACCTACGAACCGCACCTCAACGGCTGGTCATGTGAGCGAGTGCGGATGCAGAAGTACGACGATGAAGGCCGTCTGCACTTTCCGACAAAGCCAGGAGGTCAGCTCCGCCTCAAAATGTACCTGCATGAATCGCGGGGCGTGAAGCTACAGAACCTCTGGGATGATATCCATCCGGTCAACTCACAGGCTGCGGAGCGGCTGGGATATCCCACGCAGAAGCCATTGGCTCTGCTCGAGCGGATCATCGCGACATCGTCCAACGAGGGGGATGTAGTGCTGGACCCGTTCTGCGGATGCGGCACGGCTGTCGAGGCCGCTCAACGGCTCGGCCGAGCGTGGATCGGCATCGACATCACCCACCTCGCGATCACGGTCATCCGGGATCGGCTGGCGAGCAAGTTCCCGGGCATCGAGTACGAGCTACTGGGAGAACCGCAAGACGTGGAAAGCGCCCGGGTACTCGCCGAGACGAGCCCGTACCAGTTCCAGTGGTGGGCGGTCCACCGCGTCGGAGCACACCCGATAGGCGGCGTACCGGGTAGCCGCGAGGGAAGGATGGGAAGAGACCGCGGGATCGATGGCATGATCAAGTTCCGCGTCGCTCCGGACTCGAAGACCTACGAGATCGTCGTCTCGGTGAAGAGCGGCCGCACCGTGACGCCGGCCATGGTTCGTGAGCTGCGCGGGACGATGGAGCGCGACAAGGCAGCGATGGGTGTCCTCCTGACGATGCAGGACTCCACGCGGGAGATGCGGACCGAGGCCGCGCGAGCTGGAATGTGGAAGGACCCGAGCACCGACCGGAAGTACCCTCGCCTTCAGATCCTCTCCGCTGCCGACATCTTCAGCGGCAAGACGGTCACTCATCCTGGCGTGGAGATCGCGACGCGGACGCCTGCAGCGGGAGAGACGCTGTCGCTCCCCGGGATGGCGCTGCCACCGCCACCGCCGAG